ATGCAGGTCAAGAATGGGTAAATGGAATGGATAACAAAATGGCTAAGCGTGATGTTATTGCTGAGGTAGGGATAACTGACCTTGACGATACTTTGATTGTGAATGGTGCTTTACATCAAGACTATTTTGATTGGCTAGATCACCAGAATGTCAAACTGTATGTTGTCACCGGTCGGGATGAGTCTCAACGCGCTGACACTATTGACCAGCTAGATGAGTTTGGTGTTCAGTATAGGGAACTTATTATGCGCCCTTCTCAGATTCCACCTGCTGGAACTAATGATTGGAAGGGTAGCGTGGCTAAAGAGTTGATTAGTAATGGAGAGAATGTGAAGTTCGCTGTGGATAATGACCCTGAAGCTCGTGCAGCCTACAAGTCTGCTGGTGTGCAGGAAGTTTATGACCCTAAAACTATTGACTATAAGACTCAGACTAGGGATAGTTACATGGAAGAAGTTGAGCCTGTTGCTGTTGAAGCGTTAGAGCCTACTAAAGAATATTTGGCTCAAGAACTCTGTTCCCTGATGGCTAACCTTGTGTCTGCTAAGTTCTTGGCTCATGGTGCTCACTGGAATGTTAAGGGTGTTTTGTTTCCACAGTTTCACAAGTTTTTTCAAAAGATTTATGAAGATTATGAGTCAGCAATTGATGCTACTGCCGAGAACATTCGTAAGTTAGATGTTGATGCTAAGTTTACGCTTCGAGAGTTTGTTGCTGAAACTGAGATTGATGCAACCTTTATTGGTGGAGACCCTGTGCAGTTGTCTTTAGCAATCTATAAAGCTAACGAGATTTTGTTGAAAGAAATTGTTACGACTCTTGATTGTGCAGACGATCTAAACCAGCAGGGCATTTATAACTTCCTTGCTGACTTGCAGGATCGTTTCTCTAAATGGCATTGGCAGTTGGGCACTGTTATTGGTGATGATTTGCGTAACGCTTATGCGACTGATATTGAGGAAGTAGGTGAGGTGCATGACCCTGCTCAGCCGACTGATGAAACTCCTATGACTGATATGCCTATGGGAGATATGCAGATGGATAGTGTTCGTTTCATTGACCCGACTCAAGTTGCAGTTTTAGCTAAGCGTGGAGAGCGTGTAACTAAGGGAATTGAGCGCAGACAGATTGTGCGTGACTTGGAGATTCGCCAGGAAGGTGATGGCATGACTTTGCGTGGTTATGCAGCAGTATTCAACAGCCCTTCTCAACCTTTGCCTTTTACTGAAACTATTGCTCAGGGTGCGTTTAGAGATTCTTTGAATTCTCGTAATGATGTGAAACTGCTTTGGAATCACGATACAGGAACTGTTTTAGGTTCAACTCGTGCAGGAACTTTGAAACTGTCTGAAGATAATCATGGCTTGCTTGTTGAAGCGAATCTTCCTGACACTCAGGCAGGGCGTGATTTGGCAACGCTCATTAAAAGAGGGGATGTAAACGCCTTTAGCTTCGGATTCCGTGTTCCTATTGGTGGTGATGAATGGCCTTCTGCGGATCAGCGTATTTTGAAGCGTGTAAATGTGCATGAAGTTAGCCTTGTTGCGTTTCCTGCCTATACTGCGACTGAAGGAACTGCTAGCGTTAGAGGTATGACTGAACTTGCTGACAAGATTTCTCGACTTGCCGAAATTCGAGGCGTGAGTGCTGAAGAACTAACTGATGCGCTTTTAGCGTTAGAGTCAGGCGATGAACTGACTGAGCGACAGGGTGAACTTTTGACTGATACTTTAGGCAAAGTTTTGAAGCAAGATCCTGAAGTTACTAATCCTGCTGCTGTTTTAGATATGAAGAAGAAGCAGTTAGATTTGTTGATGCAAAGAGTATAATTGAATTGACTTCCTGTGTTGGAAGCTAAAAAAGAATACTATTTCTTTCCCCCTGATTTGTCCCAGGGGGTTTTCTTTTACTATAATGTTCTTGAAGCCCTACAGATAGACAAGCTGTCTTTGACCTGTAGGGTTTTCTTTTATCGGGAATAATCTTTTATGGTATAGGGTTAATCATGTTAGGCGCGTTTATCCCCTGACCTGATTATGTGAGTTTATCTCTGAATCAAAACAATCTCCCTATTTATGTTCTTGAAAGGAACAAACCTAATGAGCGAATTTATTGCTAAACAGGTTGATGCAAAGGCTAAAGCATGGCACGAAGCTAAGGAACTGATTGATTCAGTTGAAGCTCGTGGCGGTGTATGGTCTGGTGAAGATGAGGCAAAGTATGCTTCTCTAACTGCTGACATCAACAAAAGAAATGAACTAATCGAACTAGAACAGCGTGAAGCTAAGACTGCTGAAGCAGTGCAGAAGGCGGCAGTTAACTTTGCTGGTGCATCTGTAACTGACACTGAAGGCGACATTCTTCGTAAGATGATTGCTGGCGAAATTCGTGGACACGAGTTCCGCGCTATCACTGGATCAAGCACTGGTGCTCCTGTGCCAACAAGTTTCTACAACGAGATTGTTAAGGTTGCTCGTCTAGTGAACCCTCTACTTGACTATGCAACTGTAATCAACACTTCTTCAGGTGAAAACTTGCAGATTCCTAACCAGTCAGGTTTCTCAACCGCGACTATCGTTGGTCAGGGAGTTTCAATCGGAACTTCTGAGCCTACATTCAACGCTTTCACAACTCTTTCAGCGTATAAGTTCTCTGCTCTTGCACAACTTTCACGCGAACTAGTTTTGGATGCTGGTGTTGATATTGTTGGCTTCCTTGCAGAACAGTTCGGTAACGCGTTCGGTTTCGCTATCGGTAACAAGGTTCTTAATGGAACTGGAACTGTAGAGCCATCGGGAATACTTACAGCTGCGGCAACTGGCGTGACCTCAACTGCTGGATCTGCTGGTGTATTCACCGCAGATCAAGTTGTTGATCTTATTTACAGCCTTGATGGTTCGCTTCGTTCAAGACCTACTTTTGCGATGCTTGCAAACAGCACTTCGATTGCAGCTCTTCGTAAGTTGAAGGACTCACAGAACCGTTATCTGTTTGACATTGGTGTTGGTCTTGACAAGCGTGACCTTATCCTTGGTGTGCCTGTTATTGAAACTCCTTCAATGCCTAACCCTGGAACTGCTGTTGCTCCTTTGGCTGTTGGTGATTTGAAAGCTATCTACATGCGTAATGCTGGTGGTTTGCAGGTTGATCGCTCTGATGACTTCGCCTTTGGTAATGATTTGGCCACATGGCGTAGTACATGGCGCATCGACTCAGCACTCGTTCAGAAGAGCCACATCAAAATTTTCAAGGGTGCTGCTACCTAATCCTTGTTTATCAAAAAAGCCCCTCAAACTCACAAGGTTTGGGGGGTTTTTCTTATAGGCTAGAGGACATGACTTCTAAAGCTGCTATCGCATGGTATTCAAATTCTCTTAATCAACCGACTGGTTATGGCACTCAATCGAAACAAGTTATTCAGCGTTTAGTTGCTGATGGACATAAGGTTGCGATGCTGTCTAATTATGGTGGTGAGGGTGTGAACTCTACTATCGAAACAGGGTCGGGACTTATCCCTCATTACAGCAGGGGAATGAATCAATATTCGACTGATGTTATGCCTTTGCATTACGCGCATTGGAAGGCTGAGAATCCTAAATTGCCTTCGTTTATGATTACGCTTTATGATGTTTGGGTTTTCGATAATCCTGCTTTGGATTCTTTGCCGATTGGTTCTTGGGTTCCAATAGATCATCAGCCTGGCCCTGAGAATGTTTTGAAGTGGTTGAGGAAGCCTAATGTTACTCCGATTGCTATGAGTCAGTTTGGTAAGGCGATGATTGAGCAGGCTGGTATTCAATCTGAGTATGTTCCGCATGCTATTGATACGAATGTTTTTAAGCCGACAGAGTTTTTACCTGAAGGGATTTCGGGTCGGGAGTTTTGTGGTGGGGAAGATAAGTTTATTGTTGGCATGAATTTTGCTAATAAGGCAGGTGGGTTTATTCATCGTAAAGCGGTTGCAGAGAATTTTCTTGCTTTCGCTATCTTTGCTCAGAAGCATGATGATGTGATGCTTTATCTACATACTGAGCCTTATGGTAAGCAGTCGGGGTTTGTGTTGCCTAACATTCTTGCTGCTTGTGGGGTCAAACAAGAAATGGTTCGGTTCGTCGATCCCATCGGTTACCAATATGGAATCTCTCAAGAGACTTTGGCTGCAATTTATTCTGGTTGGGATGTCGGCTTGTTTACTAACTATGGTGAAGGTTTTGGTGTGCCACAGATTGAAGCTCAGGCTTGTGGTGTTCCGATTATTACTTCTAATTTTGCTGCTTCTGCGGAGCTTGCTTCTCCTGATTCTTTCCTTGTGAATGGGCAACCGCTTTGGGATGCAGGGCAACACACTTGGTTTAATGTTCCTAATGTGCAGGCTATCGCTGATGCACTTGAGCAGGCTTATCAACGAGGCCGTAAAGAGTTTCCTGACACGCTTGCTTTTGCTAAGAATTATGATGCGGATAAGGTTTATCAAGAAGGTTGGAAACCTATTATCAAGAAGTTGTCTGAAAAGTGAAACTAATTGTGCCTGTTTTGAATAGGTTTGATTTGCTTGTTCGCATGGTTGAGAGCATTGATGTTGAAGCGACAGTTTATGTAATCAACAATTCAGGGCTTAGACAAAACTTTTATCATACTAATCCGCTAGTCAAGATGCACTGGGTTGATATGCCTTCTAATTTAGGTGTTGCAAGCTCATGGAATTTGGGTATTAAGATGTTGCCTTTTGAGTCTCGCTGGTTTATTAGTTCGGCTGACTGCTATTTTCAGCCAGGTGATTTGACTTTGCTTGACACTGCTAAAACTGATGCTCTAACTTTGTGCACTAAGTTTCCTCACTATCAGACTTTTGTTGTCGGTCAAGAAATAGTCAAGACTATTGGTTTGTTTGATGAGAGTCTTCATCCAATCTATTTTGAAGATAATGATTATGAGCACAGGATTGCTCAGGCTGGTTTGCGGGTAGATCGTTTGCCTTTGCAGTTAGGGCATGACAATAGTTCGACTATCAATAGTGACTCAAAGTTGAGTGAGCGTAATCAGGTTACTTTTGCTAATAATCAAAAGTATTTTGAGAGCAAGGTTGATGCTGGCAGGTTTGATGAAGGTCGCTGGGATTTGCAGATTAGGCGTGTGAACTCTTGGGATT